TGGGCAAGGGCCAATTCGCTCGTTCCGGAATGGAAACTAGAAAAGCCGCCTCCGCTGAATTGAGTAGCCAAGAACAAGGTATTGTTGATCAGGTTGATAACTTTTTACTCAAGCTTGCTAATGAGCCAGGGGTAGATCTTGTCACACATAAGATGTTAATACAAAGAGTAATGAAAATTCTGCAAGATAAACTTAGCAAAGGAGAGACAGCATAATGGCAACAGTATACGAAATCATACAAGGACTATCACAAGCAGCCGCTAATGCATATGATGGCGCACTAACGGAAGAGGGAGAACCTGTACTGGTGGGCCTTCAAAGAGAAGAGGGGGATCCAATTCTTGACAAGAGAGTATTAGATGGCTTTAATGTAAGGTTTCGTGGTAATCTGATGTCTCTTTCTTATCATTCTGAAGTTCAATTAAAAGAAGTATATACTAATGGTTTTGAGAGCGATATAGAACAGCGTATATCTGAGATTGCTTCTTTTCTTAAAAAAGAATATCGCAAGATTACCGGTAACTCCGTGCAGCTTACTAAAGAAGGTGAGGTCGATATGAGAGTCGAAAGCACCTCTCGTATTCGTTCTTGGGTAACGGCCGAATGCCGCTATAAGGTTGGAGGTCTTGATGAAGCAATGCAAGTTGAAGCCTCATCAGAATCTACCGTTGAAGGTAGTTGGCAAACCTTCCTTGATTTGGGCGGCTGGAAAGGCAAGCGTCCTAAGAATGATACCCGCAAGAAAGGTTCTGAAGTTGAAAAATGAAGATCTCTATTGATAGGCTTAAAGAACTTGTTACAGAAGAAGTTACCCGTATATCTACCATAGATGAAGGTGAGTGGCGAACAGGAGTCCCCGACGAAGAAGTACTGGCTCACGGCTCTGATTTAGAAAAATACCCAACAACTATGGAAGAAGTAATTTCGGATGCTATTTCTATTGTTTTTGAGGATATGTACGTTAAAGCTGGGGGCAAGAGAGACGAGATAGCTGCTGTCGATAGTGAACTTAATGAGATGGCCATGGAAGCGCGCGATAGAATTTTTGAACTTGCTGGTGCAAATAACACCGAAGAGATCGAAGTTGTCGACGATGAGTACTGAGAAGAATTATGAAAATTACCAAATCAGAACTTAAACAAATCATTAAGGAAGAAATCGAATCAAGTAAGGAAATATTAAATTTATTAAGCGACATATCACAAAAGCTTAATAGAGGCGCAGACATTTTAAAAGCAATAGAGAGCGTAGATACTAGCATTGACTACCTAATTGCGGCAACAACAGGGGAAAATCCCCTTACTATTGGAGCAATGCAAAAATCATTTGGCCGGTTTCGCGCTCCACCGACTCAAGCACCGCTCTCGCCGCCGCCCCCTCAAGTAGTCACGAAAGAAGATGAATGAGTTTTCAACTAGACAAAAATCAGCAAGTCAAAGAGATATTAAAATGCGGAAAAGATCCATCTTATTTTCTTAAAACATATGCTAGAATTTCGCACCCACTATATGGGCTTATATTATTCAATACCTATGACTTTCAAGATGAGCTTCTTAGAGACTTTAATGATTATCGCTTTAATGTTATCTTAAAAGCACGTCAGCTTGGAATTTCAACTATTACTGCTGGTTATATTGTATGGATGATGTTATTTCACCGCGATAAAGCCATTCTTGTTATGGCAACAAAATTTGCGACAGCGGGAAATCTTGTAAAGAAAGTCAAAGGCATCATGCGACAGCTTCCAGATTGGCTAAAGATTGCCACTATTAGTGTAGACAATCGCACTTCTTTTGAACTATCAAATGGTTCTTCTATTAAAGCAGCTTCTACGTCTGGAGATGCTGGACGATCAGAAGCTTTGTCATTATTGGTTTTAGACGAAGCAGCGCACATTGAAAACTTAGAAGAATTGTGGACAGGATTATATCCTACATTATCAACAGGGGGGCGCTGCATTGCCCTGTCTACTCCTAACGGAGTGGGAAACTGGTTTCATAAAACATGTACCGAGGCAGAAGCCGGCACCAACAACTTTAATCTTACAACACTTCCATGGGATGTACACCCAGAAAGAGACGAGATATGGTATAGAAAAGAAACTAGAAATATGTCCAGACGACAGATCGCGCAAGAACTTAAGTGCAATTTCAACACTTCAGGCGAAACAGTAATCGATCCTGACTGTATGGAATGGTTAGTCTCCATGACCAAAGAACCCAAGTACCGTACAGGCTTTGATCGTAATTTTTGGATTTGGGAAGAGTTTGATCCTACCTGTAATTATTTAATGGTAGTAGATGTGTCTCGCGGCGACGGAGCCGATTTTTCTACTTTTCATGTTTTAAAGCTAGAAACTCTTGAAATCATTGGAGAATATCAAGGAAAACTAACGCCAGACTTATTTGCAAACATGCTTAATCAAGTTGGCCGAGAGTTCGGAAATGCGATGATGGTTGTAGAAAATAATAATATTGGCTATACAGTACTTGACAAACTGATAGAATACGGTTATCCTAATTTATATTATTCTATTAAGTCAACACATGAATATATTGAACAGCATCAAGCGGAATTCCGCTCATCCGCTATTCCGGGTTTTTCAACTACAATGAAGACGAGGCCTTTAATAGTTGCGAAATTAGAAGAGTTTATAAGAAATAAACTAATTAAAGTGTATTCTACACGCTTATTTAATGAAATGAAAACTTTTATTTGGAAAAACGGAAAACCCCAAGCAATGAAAGGGTATAATGATGATTTAATTATGGCATTAGCTATTGCTTGTTGGGTCCACGATACCGCACTTCAGTCTAATGCACGAGATTTAAATTATAAGAAAGCATTCGTTGATGCAATCATCACAACTAAAACTACGATGAATACACGCGTTAGTGGACAAGAAGGATATAAAAAAGATAACATCTTTGACAAAACATCAGAAGCAGCAAAGCTTTATGAACAATACAAATGGATTATTAAGTGAGATTATAAATGGCATCACCAGACAGAAACCCAGCAAACAGCCAATCAGGATTATTTAAGGCGCTAACAAGGCTTTTTTCAGGGCCAATTATTAATTATCGATCCCAGTCCGGCCGCCGGATTCGAAGGCAACATCTTGACAAGTTTAGTTCAAGATTTAAATCTGCGTCAGGACAACAATTTAAGAAGACGCTTTATAGCCCGCTTGATGTAGTCGCCTCTAATGCTATCGCAAACCAACGGCGCTCTGAACGATATATAGATTTTGATCAAATGGAGTATATGCCCGAGATCGCATCTACAATGGATATCTATGCAGATGAAATGACAACGTATTCAGAGTTGCGGCCTATGCTTAATATTAAATGCCCTAATGAAGAAATTGAAGCTGTCCTAGGAGTTTTGTTTGACAGCATTCTTAACCTTAGATATAACCTTTTTGGCTGGGCCCGCACAATGTGCAAATATGGCGACTTCTTTCTATATCTTGACATTGACGATAAATATGGAGTTCAATCTGTATTAGCTTTACCAACAGTAGACATCGAGAGGCTAGAGGGCCAGGATGCCACAAACCCTAACTATATTCAATATCAATGGAACTCGGCAGGAATGACTTTTGAGAATTGGCAGATTGCCCACTTCCGAGTACTTGGAAATGATAAGTATGCTCCATATGGAACTTCTATTCTTGAGCCCGCCCGTCGCATCTGGCGCCAACTAACTTTGATGGAAGATGCTATGATGGCTTATCGCGTTATTCGTTCATCTGAACGGCGCATGTTTAAGATTGATGTTGGGGGCATCCCCCCAGAAGATGTTGAACAATATATGCAAAAGGTTGTAACAAACCTTAAGCGCCATTCTGTAGTTGATCCCACCACTGGAAAAATCGATCTTCGTTATAATCCAATGAGTATTGAAGAAGACTATTTCATTCCGGTACGCCCGGGCTCTGCTACAGATATCACGTCACTCAAAGGCGCTGACAACATGACAGCAATTGATGATATTAAGTATTTGCGTGACAAGCTTTTCTCTGCGTTGAAAATCCCCCAATCGTATCTTACGATGGGTGAGGGCGCCGAAGAAGATAAGACCACTCTCGCGCAGAAAGACATTCGATTTGCTCGAACTATTCAGAGACTCCAGAGAGTTATCATCGCAGAACTTACAAAGATCGGAATCATCCATCTCTATACTTTAGGTTTCAGAGGCGACGACTTATTAAGCTTTACTTTAACGCTCAACAATCCTTCGAAGATCGCAGAGCTTCAAGAAATTGAAACTTGGAAGCAGAAGTTCGATATTGCCGGCGCCGCCACCGAAGGTTATTTCTCGCGGCGCTGGGTCACAGAACATATTTTTGGTATGTCAAACGAGGAGTTTCTTCGCAACCAACGAGAAATGTATTATGATCGTAAACATGATGCTGCATTGCAACAAGTCGCAGAGGCCGCGGCTGCCGGCGGTGGCATGGGCGGCGGCGAACTCGGCGGCGAACTCGGTGGCGACCTCGGCGGCGAACTCGGCGGCGAACTCGGCGGCGAACTCGATACCGACCTCGGTGGCGAGGAAATGCCCGCTGGTGAAGCCGGCGGCGAAGAGCTTGGTGGCGAAGAATCTACATTACTGGCGGTTCCCCCCGGTTCACGTAACGAACCCCGACTTACACCGGGAGCAAAAGGTAAAGTATACTATCCTAAGAAAGTAGATCGACGACCTGCCGGCGCGCGCAAACGCTCAATTGATTCAAAATACTCTCGCGAGAAAGCTAGTTCTACTATACGCAATGTAGTTCCTGGCTCCGAGATTGGCTCTTTGGCCAAAATGGGAAGTATCGGAAATGGTATTTATGAAGGAGAAGAGCCTACTTATAAGACAGAAGAACTCTTAGAGGAAAATCAATTATTTCAAGTAAACAATTCAATCCGAGAACTTATTGCAGGATTAGAAAATAAGAATCAGGAAACAACGGAGCAACAGGATGAAGACAAGACACAATAAAAAGAGAAATACTGCTTTTGTTTATGAAGCTCTCATTAGAGAAGCGACAGCCGCAATATTGAAAAAAGATTCTAAACGGCGCCAGACTGCAATTAACCTTATCAGAACTCATTTTAAAGAAGATTCTTTACTTAGACAAGATTTAGAATGTCATCGCTCCCTTTACGAAAATCAAAATCTTGATAAAGACATTTCTGAAAAAATTCTTAGAGAAGCTAAAATCACCAGTCGTTTAATTGACCCCGAAGCACTGTTTAAAGAGCAGAGCGCTTTGATTTATGATGTAAACAAGGAGCTAGAATCATCAGTATTTGGAAATTTTGTTCCTAACTATAAAACTCTTGCATCAATAGCACGGATTTTTTCGGATAAGACATCGCCCAAAGATCAAGTTATATTAGAGAACGAGATCATTAAAAATATGACTAACCCTTCACAAAAAATAATAACTCCTGATGAAATTGACGAGGTTGTTATTAGGACGTTTACTGAGAAGTTTAATAATAAATACGAAACAAAACTTTTAGATGAGCAAAAGGAACTTTTGACTTATTATATTTCTTCTTTTGCCGATAACGCTCTTGAGCTTAAGGCTTTTTTAAATGAAGAGATTATAAGATTAAAAACACAATTGAAAAAAGCAAAAAATATAAAAGAGATTAAAAATGATTCTGAAATGCTTAAAAAAGCCGAACAAATAGTAGAACAGTTGACCATGTTCTCGGAACGCCCTATAGACGATAATGTGCTTCTAACAGTGATGAAAACGCAAAGCCTTGTAAAGGAGATCTATTCAGATGGCAGTAATAGTTAGAATAGGTGAGATGGCTAATGATGGGGTTGTTCGTCTCGAACTAAATGTTCGTAAGAGTATGAATGGCGATCTTATGATTTTTGATCATGGCGATATTGATATTGTTTTATCGGCAAAGAATAATAAAATTACTGCATTTCCTAAAGAAACAATGAATGATCTCGTATATGGTGCTCAAAATAGACTATTTGCCCACCTACGCAAGAAAGGGCTTGTTATTGCCGACTCTATTCAAGGGGGAGCAGTCTATGGTGCCTTTGAGGCTTTAATGGAAGAGGCATCATCCGAAGAACTTAGCACACCAAAGCTTGCGCTTATTAATATTTCTAACTTTATTGACGAAGAGCGCCCCTACTTTGAATCGACAGAGGCGATTATTTCAATGGCCGAGGATGAGTTGACACACCCTGACAAGGAGGACTCGACAGAACTTGGTGAGGTCCCGCAACGAGATACACAGGGATCAATTCGCCGTGGATATATCAGAGATCCTTATTCATTAAGCTATTTATATACGATTTAGGAGCCTTTTATGTCTGAGATGAAATTAATAATGGAACGCTGGGATGGCTACTTGAATGAACAATGGGCAGATTGTCCAACTAATACATATACCTTGCAAGATATCGCCATCGGCCTTATTGGGACTATTGATGATGAGGAACAAAAGGCACAAGCCATTAAAGATTTATCACAGAAATTAGGAAGCGATGTTGGTGAAAGGCTCGGCAAGGTGGCAGATATAACAGGTGTATTAGGCGCCGTCGCCGCTTTTACTGCACCCGTTACGGGGGGTGTGAGCGCATTGGTAGCTGGTCTTATCGCTGCAGCGGCAGCGATGACTGCAAATTTAATTAGTGCTAGCTGGAATAAGAAAATAGATCAAAATAAAGCTGAGATTAGACAATTGATGAACCTTTTTTGTATTGATGACGAAACTCTAGATATGATCAGTGATAATGTTGAACAAGAATATTATGCTGAGTCTGATATCTTTGACGTAATAAGAGATCTTTATACTACCGCGCTGAATCAAGCCCAAGATATACCAGTTCCAGATTTAACTAAGCACCTCGTAAAATGGGTTAATGACGAGACAGCATATAAGCAATCAGATGCTTCTGCGATTGTGATGACAAGATAATATGGATCTATTATATTTTATATTAGCGGCTTATGGCCTCACACAAATTCTTGTTTATGGAAAAATTTTAGATGCAATAAGGCCAGCAAAAGGGTGGCTTGGCCAAATGTTTTCGTGCCCTATGTGTATGGGTTTTCATGTGGGATGGATTTTAATGCTACTTTCTCCATATACAGAACTATTTAATTTTGACGTAACGCCTGTAAATTATTTTATTTTAGGTGGCTTGTCATCGGGAACATCTTATGTTCTTAATATGATTTTTGGAGATGAAGGAATAAAACATGAACATAAATATATGGACACGCAAGTGGATGCTTCAACCAGTAAGAAATTGCTGTAAAGGATCTTAGCTATGGCAAAAGTTTTATTGAGAGAATATTATGCGCTCTGTGAAGGTGGCGTATGTCAAGATCTATTAACAGAGGAAGAGAAGCGTTTTGTTATTAATGGCGGCATGATGTTATCCGGTAAACTACAAGAAGCCGATATCCAAAACGGCAATGGCCGCGTATATCCTTATAAGGTTTTAATGCGCGAAGTAGATAATTATAAGAAATTAGTAAAAGAAAAAAGAGCACTAGGAGAATTAGACCACCCTGACGATTCGGTCATTAACCTTAAGAACGCTTCACACATGGTTACAGATGTTTGGATGGAAAACAAAGCTGTAATGGGTAAAGTAAAAGTGCTTGACACACCTTCCGGCAATATTTTACGTGGACTCGTAAACAGCGGCGCCCAGCTTGGGATCTCTTCCCGGGGCATGGGTTCTGTGAGCGAAGCTCAAGGACAAACTATTGTTGAAGATGACTTCCAGCTTATTTGTTTTGATTTTGTTTCCGAGCCATCAACCCCAGGCGCCTATATGATGAAAGAGGCAAAAGATCTAAGTACTCCCAATGTATTTACAAAAGCTGATCGCATTAATCGGCTATTAAACGAGGTACTACAAGATGAGTACCTGGAGTAGTTTCCCAAAAGAGAAACAATATACAGACAAGTGGCGTGAGTTTTTAGAAGAAGCAAATCCTCCCAAAGGCTACAAGAAAACAGCTGCATATTGTGACGCCGAAGACGAGGAATATGAAACTTCAGGTAACTTAGAAGATTTTGATGTTGAAACATGTGGCCACCCTCCCAAAGAAGCCATGAGCACTCAAGATATCGAGACCTATAAACATATGGTCCGCGGCAAGACAGTTGATTTTGAGGGCCCTGGCACAGCCCCTGCACCAGCGGCCGCTCCGACCCCCGAATCCGAACCTCCAACTGGCGCACCCGAGCCGACATCCGTGCCGGAACCCTTTGGCGCCGAGTATGATAATTTTGATCTCGAAGACCACCGCTGGCTGATAAAAAATATTAGATCAAAAGACGACAGAACAGTGATAAGGGATCCTACTTGGGCCCCTAGGGAGCCCTTAGAGATTATGCGCGCCGATCAGGGCCTTGCGTTCACCGACAAGAAAACAGGCGACCTGATCTCCCTAGATGTTGAAGCACTAGAGATATATGATCGCGACGGCAATCAACTCGCTCAGTCGGAATATTTGCCCGGCGGCGCAGTGCCCCAGGATGACCCCAACTGTGACGAAGAGGAGGTGTGCACACCGGACGAAACCTCCGCGCAACCCGAGGAAGAAGAAGCAAAACAAAAAATACTTAATATGTTTGAGTTTGAAAAGGCTTCATTAGACAATGTTGATCTCTTGTTGACCGCTGGCAGTATTATTCCCGGGGGAATTGGCTGTATGGTGGGTGCTGTTAACTCAGTATTTAATTTTAGTAGAGGAGAGTGGCTGTGGGGAGCCTTTGATGCGGTGTTTGCGATGCCTCCAATTTGTGGGGTCACTGCGGTGGGAGAGACCGCCTCGGTCGGCAAAGGTATTTTCAAAGTGCTGCGAAAGGTGGCGGCTAAGCTTGGAGCGAAGAGCCCCAAAGCATTAGCTAAGGCTGCGAAAACTCTCGGTAAAGCAGAGAAGGCTGCTCTGAAAAACTTTGATCAGGCTGTCAAGGTTACAGAAAAGGGAATGGCGAAAGTTATTGGAAAAGAAGCGGCTGAGAAATATTCGAAAAAGTATGTGGGGAAGCTGCTGGGAGCCATCAAAGGTAAAAAAACAAAAGAACAGGTTAGCGCCGTTCTGGCCTTATTGCCTGATTCATTCTTTGAGAACATGGACGAAGTTTTAAACAAGCCTGTAAAAGATATTTGGGGCGCCGAAATTGTAGCAAAGATGGACAAGCTTCTCGAAAAGGTCGGAGTTGATCTAGTAGGTGAAAAGTATGAAGAGTTGCTCAATGGTGCTCAGGTCGATATGGTTTTGTTTTTGGCTAACAAGTCCGGAGCACTTTCTGATGATGCCTATCCTGAAATGACTAAAACAATTGCTGAGATTCGTAAAAGCGCAAATGCCGACAAATCCTTGAGCGCAGAAGAGAGAATAGAGAAGTTTATAGCAGACGACCCTCCGGCGGAGCCCTCCCCCGCGGAAGAAGAAACCGAAAAAGGCGCAGAGGAAACCCCCGCGACCTCGGCCCACGATGTTCCCGAGTTCCAGCAGGAACACATGATTTATGAAAGATGGCAAAAGATTGCAGGAATTAACAAGAAGGTATTATGAAGAAAGCAGATCTTAAACAGTTAATCAAACCGCTAGTCAAAGAGTGCATCCACGAAGTCCTTTTAGAAGAAGGGCTCTTGTCGAATGTGGTGGCCGAGGTAGCCAAAGGCTTACAAGGAAACCTTGTTGTCGAATCGCGCCAGCCACCCGCGCGGCCCCGACCTCGTGAAGATACACAAATGAATCGACAGGCACAAAAAAGCAGAGAAGGTTTGAAAGAGCATCGCAGAAAGCTCATGGATGCCATTGGTAAAGATTCTTATGGCGGCATTGATTTGTTTGAAGGCACAGAGCCGATGCATAGTCAAGAACTACAACAAGGTCAAGAAGGTCAAGCCGACTTGGGCAATCCCAGTGATGCTGGTGTAGATATTAGTTCCATTTTTGGGAATTCTTCCCGAATTTGGGAAGCAATGAAATAGGTGCAAAATGAGAAGAAACAAAAAAACAAATACAAATGCGTCTGTGAGTTTAAAAGAATGCCGCGGCAACGTGGAACGAATGATCCGCAGATTTTCTAAGAAAGTCAAGAAAGAACGAATCATTGAAGAAATAAAAGATAGACGGTTCTTTAAGAAGCGCTCTGTTGCTAAAAAAGAGAAGCGACAGAGAGCCCAAAGACTTAAAAGGAAAGAAGAACAAAAACGCAATAGAAAAAAGTAAAGACTATTTATAGTGAAAGTAACTAATTCAGGAGATTTCTTATGCCAGCAGATAGTTGGAAATTAGC